CAAAGCGGCCGGCGTTATCGATGAAGCGGTGGAGGATGCGCTGCTCCTCGCTGATCGCACCTTTGAGCTCACCGACGATGGCATTGCTGTGGTCAGGGAGGGTGCTAATGCTGCCGCAGGGCTTGCGCCGAAGGATTGGCTTGCTGACATGCAATCGAAGCGGCCGCACTGGTTCGGCGAGTCGACCGGCGGTGGTGCCGGAGGCAATCGCAACGGTGGCGTCGCTGGCGGGAAGAACCCGTTCACCAACGAGCACTGGAACATGACCGAACAGGGTCGTATCGTTACCGAGAATCCGGCGCGTGCCGAGACCCTCGCAAAGGCCGCTGGAACGACGGTCGGAGGTCGGAAGCCCGACCCCAAAAAATAATCGTTGACACCGAAGCTGGTCGCATGTTAGCCACGTTGCTCAAGCGGGGCCATGGGCCAGCTTCGGATCCGGGTCCATGGGACGGGATCGCTTCCAACCATTCAAACAGGAGGGGACCCACCCCATGGCTTCCGGAGTTACTCGTCTTAGCGACGTCATTGTTCCAACCGTCTTCTCGCCGTACGCCCAGCAGCTGACCCAAGAGAAGTCCATGCTTCTCTCGTCGGGTGCGCTTGTGCGCGATGAGACCCTTTCCGCTAACCTCGATGGTGGCGGTCTCACCTTCAACGAACCGTCCTTCAAGGACCTCGATAACGACGCGGAGAACGTCAGCACCGACGATCCGGACGTCCACAGCACGCCGAACAAGATCGGTACTGCTACCGAGATCCAGGTCCGCCTGTCGCGGAACAACTCCTGGAGCTCCATGGACCTCGTCGCTGATCTGATGGGTGTTGACCCCATGGACGCTATCGCCAACCGCGTGGCTTCCTATTGGGTGCGGCGCCAGCAGGCTGTGTTCGTTGCGACCATGAACGGCATCTTTGCTGACAACGCTGCTGCCCCGACGGGCCTCGACGGTCACACGCAGAACGATATGTCGCTCGACCTGTCCGGTCTGAACGGCGGCGTGTTCTCCAACGGCATCACCAACTTCTCGGCCGAAGCGTTTATCGACGCAACGACCACGATGGGTGACAGCATGTCGGAGCTGACGCTTGTGATGATGCACTCGGTCGTTTACAGCCGGGCGCTGAAGAACAACCTGATCGACTTCATCCCGGATGCGATCAACCAGTCGGCGATCGGCATTCCGACGTTCCTTGGGCGTACTGTGGTCGTTGACGACGGTGTTCCCAAGACCGGCGGTGTGTTCGACACCTGGCTGTTCGGTCGTGGTGCGGTTCGCTGGGGCGCTGGTTCGCCCAAGGTGCCGACCGAGACGGACCGCAAGCCGAGCGCTGGTAACGGCGGCGGTCAGGACGTCCTGCACAACCGCGTCGAGTGGGTCGTTGCACCGGCCGGCTACGCCTACACCGGCACTCCGCCGAAGGGTGGTCCGACCAACGCCGCAACGCTCAACAACCTCGGTCACGCCGATTCGTGGTCGCGGGTGTATTCGGACCGCAAGGCGATCCGGATTGCGCGCCTTCGGACCCGCGAGTTCTAATCGCATGGGGGCGCCTTCGGGCGTCCCCATCGTTAGTCCCGCCAACAGGAGTTATAGCCGTTATGGCCGACAAGAACATTCAGGACGCGCTCAAGAAGCTCGATCCTGCCAACAACGACCATTGGACCTCGACCAAGCAGCCTTCGGTTGCCGCCGTGTCCGAACTGCACGGTGAGCAGGTCTCGCGTGCGGATATCGACAGCGCTGCCGACGGCTTCAGCCGCGATACCGCTGCGGGTTACTTTATGACCACGGGCAGTCCGCAAGCTGACGGGACGGTTACGCACCCGACCGACAGCGTGCAGGCCGATGGTACTCAGCAGCCCGGTGGTTCGACCGAAGGTGCTGACGCCGAAGGTCACCGCCCTGTCGAGGGTCTCGCCGATCGCGGTACGGGTTCTGGTCCGACCGAGGGAACCGAGACGACCGAGCAGGGGCGCGTCATCAACAGCGATGACCGTTTGAAGGACTCGGACATCTCGCAGGGTAGCGAGCGCATCGAAGATGGTCGTCCCGCTAACTCGACCGCGGCGCTTCCGCCCGCAGTAGATACCGTGCAGGGTGACGAGAACGTCTGCGGCGTGGACGAGGGTGCCCAGAAGCCTTGGGAGAACCTGTTCAAGTCGGGGGTCGATCGCCCGGTTGCTCCGGATAGCGAAGAGGGCCAGAAGGTCCTTAACGACCAGCGCCCCACCGAGGTCCACGAAGAGGAAGCCCGCCGCCTGGGTGGTATCTTCAACGTGGAAGAGAACCCCGGCCAGGACGTGAACGGTAACGTGGTCGGTGTCCGCATTCCGTCGGCAACCTACCCCGAGGTAGATCGTGCGGATGTTATCACCCCCGGCTTCGATGGTGACAACATCGACGTGGAGGACCGCCCGTCGGGTCTCCCCGTTACGGTTGCGGAGGGTCACTTCAACCTCCACGCTGCGCCGTTCAACCCTGCGACGTCAGCCGCGCTGGCAGACATGGGCCGTTCCTCGCGTGAAGTGCGGGCCCCGGAAGAAGGTTCCGATTCCGAGGGCGGAGAGGGTGGCCCTGCCAGTGATGGCGCATCCGAACAGTCCGAGGTGGCGGGAACCGATGACAGTGCCAATAAGGTCCAAGCGTTGGAAGCGGACCTTCAAAAGAGGGAAGCGAATATCGCAGACCTCCGCATGAAGGCAAACGATGCCAACGTCGCCTGGCGCGAAGCGGAACAGGACGCGGACAAGCTCCGTATCCAGATTGCGCATCTGCGTCCCACTGACAGCGATTCGCGCACGATCTCGGACTACCTCGAGTCTCGCAAGAACGAGCTCGAAGAGCGGGGGCAGCGTCAGCAGGCCCTCAAGGATGCAGGGGTTAACCTTGCAGACGTGCTCAAGGGTGTCAATGCGTCGCCCATCGATACCGCTATGGCCCGCAAGACGGGTCGTGGTGGACAGCGTCCGTCGCGGGTCTAAGTAAATGGCAGAGCGGTCTGTATCCAAAGGGATGTCCCAGCGGTTGCAGACCGCTCTCTATTATTCGAGGAAGCGTAAGCGCCTCGCCCGGCAGGCGGCTCAACAGGAGCAGCAGGCTGACCCCGATCCGGAAGGTTAGCACATGGCGTTCGTAGTTGAAGATGGAACAGGGGTAGCAAACGCTAACAGCTACGCCACGGTTGAATACTTCCGTGCATACTTCGAGGAGCGAGGCAACGAGGTTGCTGCCGCTATCGGAGACGACCTAGATATTCAGAAGCTGCTCATCCGGGCTACCGATTATATCGAGCTTGTGTTCGGGCGCTACTACATCGGCGATATGTATGCGCTGAGCCAGTCCCTGTCCTGGCCGCGCATGTACGCGAGCCCCTACACGAACAACGTCATTCCGATTAACTTGCAGAAAGCGACTGTCGAGTACGCTCTACGCGCTAACGACGGACCGCTGCTGCCTGACCCTAGCGTGGATGCCAACGGCTTCGCTAGTGTGGTCACCAAGAAGGTTATCGGGCCCATTGAAAAGGAGTTCGCCGTCATGGGTGGTGGACGTGGGCGCTTAGTCCGCTCCTACCCTGTGCCTGATGCGCTAATGGCCACGCTGCTTCGGGCTGGTACGGCCGGGAAGCGGGTGATCCGCTAGTGGCCCGCGAGAACTACCTCGAATTTATAGCAGATGCGAAAGAGCTCATCGAGGAGTTCGGACAGGATTGCTGGTGGCAGAAGCCCGCGCTGCCGACGGTCGGTGGTGCCCCCGGCTACCCTGTAGCGGGTGTCCCTAGTCAGCCTCACCCCTGCGTGATAGCGTTCTTTAGCCCGAAGGACCTCGACCGTGGGGTGCTACAGGTTATGGATGTCATGCCTGGAACTGAGGTGCAGGATAGCTCGCAGATCGGTCTCCTAGCGGGTGGGCTTGGGTTCACTCCAGAGAACACGGACACCATTCGTAGGGGTGCAGTTGACGCGCAACCTATTAGCATCCTGAAGATGGATGTGCTAGCGCCAAACGGTACGCCGGTCCTCTATTTCGTAACGGTGGCAGCCTGATGTTGCGTCCACAGCAAGCTCGCATGATAATGTTCTCGCGGGTCGATACGATCTGGAAAGCGAAAGCTGAAGGCATTGTAGGGTATATCCCTGAGATCCGCTGGCAGGGGTTCGAAGTACCCGGC